TGAAGCAATGAAATTAAAATCTACTGGTGTTGTGGCTGGAGTTTCCGACCTTATAGTGCTATTACCTAACCGCTGTTTATTCGTTGAAGTAAAGACAGATATAGGTAGACAAAGCGACAAACAAAAGGAATTTGAGCAAATAGTTAAAAATTTAGGCTTTGAATATCAATTAGTTAGAAGTTTGAACGACTTTTTAACGTTCATTAACGTATATATAAATTAAATTTATGTATATTTGTATAAGCTCTTCAATGCTAATGGATAAGCAAGTGAACCACCAGATATTTCACAACACAACCAAGAGTGTTAGCTTTGAAGTTAGACTATCATAAATTAAATATGTAGCGACAGCAGAAATGACTAACTGCGATAGGTCAACTTGGGGACATTGAAGAGTTTTTAAACAATTAAAACAATTAAAACATGGAAAAGAAAACAATTTTTGAAACGTTAAATGCCATTAACGTTAACGACAAAACAGAAAAAAAGGCAGGTTTGACTTACTTAAGCTGGGCATGGGCTTGGGCTGAGGTTAAGAAACTTTACCCGAATGTTCAACGTAGGGTTTATGAAACAGAAACAGGCATGAACTACTTTACAGACGGGAACACTTGTTGGGTAAAGGTGGGCGTAACTATTAACGATATTGAGCATATCGATTATTTGCCGATTATGAACAACCGCAACCAAAGTATTAAATTGGAGCAAGTAACAAGCTTTGATGTAAATAAGGCAATCCAAAGGAGCACGACAAAGGCTTTAGCATTACACGGTTTAGGTTTGTACATTTACGCTGGAGAGGATTTACCTGAGGGCTACGAGCCACCGAAGCCCAAACTAGAAGAAGCAAGATTTGTTAAGGCTTTAGAAAATATTAAAAACGGAAGCTATACCGTTGAGAAGTTAAAAGCTAGTTTTGAGTTAACTGAGGAACAATTAAAACGTTTGTAGTATGCACCAACTAATAGTAAGATGCTCTGAATTATCAAAGTTGATGACAAAGGGGCGCAGTAAATCCGAGCCATTGGGCGAAACAACCAAGAGTTATTTAATGCAAAAGGCAAAAGAGGACTTCTACGGCATTTTTGTAAACGTTTCGACTAAATACATGGACAAAGGTATAATAAACGAAAATAGAGCCATTAAAATGCTAAATAACGTATATTTTACCGACTACTTTAAAAACGATGTACGTAAAACCAACGATTGGTTAACTGGCGAATGTGATATATTGGCTCCTGATAAGATTATCGATATTAAATGCAGTTGGTCCTTTGATACTTTCCCAGCATTTCAAGAAGAAGCCGAAAAAAGTGTAAAACAATCAGGCTACGACTGGCAAATGCGCGGTTACATGATGTTGTTTGACCGCCCGAAAGCAGAGGTTACTTACTGCTTGACTTCAACACCTGAGGAGCTACTAAGCAAGTTCGATGACGTTGCACTACATAAGGTCGACCATATCAACCCAGCTTTAAGGGTAACGAGCGTAACAATCGAGCGAGATTTGGAAATAGAAGCACAAATGTATGAACAATACAAAATAGCAAACGAGTATTATCAATCATTAATTAATCAACTTAAAAACAAGTAAAATGGAAATCAAAGGAAAAGTAGCCTTTATTGGCGAAAAACAGACAATTAGCGACAAATTTGCAAAACGTGAATTTGTATTGGAAACAGCTGAGCAGTACCCGCAATTAATCTTAATCCAAGCGACAAACGAGAGATGTGGAATATTGGATAAGTTAACGCTAGGTCAAGAAGTAACTGCGAGTATTAACCTTAGAGGTCGCAAATGGACTGATAAAGACGGTAACGATAAGTATTTCAACACTATTGAAGCGTGGAAAATTAATTTTGGAGAAGCTAAAATCACAGCACTTGAAATAAAAGATAGTCCATTTAGAGAAGATTATGCGAACTCGTTGGAACAGGAACAAGGAGAATTACCTTTTTAGTTAACAATTAAACAATTAAACATGAAATACGAAGATTTTTTAAAAACAAAGACAAAATCATTTATTGAAAGTGGTTTTACACCTGAGAAATTGAATAAAAATTTATTTGATTTTCAACAATACGCAGTAAAAACAGCATTGCAAAAGGGTAGATTTGCCCTTTTCTTTGACTGCGGATTAGGTAAAACATTAATGCAGTTAAGTTGGGCGGAAGCTGTTTATAATCACACTAAAAAAAAGGTTTTAATTTTAGCCCCTTTAGCAGTAGTCGAGCAATCAAAAGATGAAGCAGTAAAGTTTGGTATATCTTTAAAATCTTTTGATATTACCAACTATGACCAGCTAAAAAATATTGAAAATGTAAATCAATATTCTGGAGTTGTACTTGATGAAAGTTCAATATTAAAAGGGCGTGATGGCAAGTTATCCAGTTTAATTATTGATACATTTAAACAAACTCCGTATAAGTTGGCGTGTACTGCAACACCAAGCCCAAACGACCATATGGAACTAGGGCAACACGTTGAATTTTTAGGGATTGATAGTTACGAAAATATGAAGTCTTTATATTTTGTTCAAGATGTTAAACTAAAAACATCGAATAAATGGAGATTAAAAGAACATGCTAAAAATGATTTTTGGAAATACGTTTGTACTTGGAGTATGGCTTGTAGCAATCCAAGTGATTTAGGTTTTAATCATTGCGGTTATGATTTGCCAGAAATTGAATTTATAGAGCATTTAATTCCAGTTAAAAACGAAAGCAATAATTTATTTGGCGATGTTGCTGTATCTGCAACAGATTTGCATAAAGATTTAAAGCGTTCATTTGATTTACGAATTGAAAAAACAAAAGAACTGGTTAACAATTCAGATGAACAATGGCTAATTTGGACTTTAAAAAATGATGAAGCCGAAATTTTAAGCAAAGAAATAAAAAACAGCGTAAATGTTCAAGGTTCAGATAGCCCCGAATATAAAGCCAAACATTTAAACGGATTTGCAAAAAAAGAGTTTCAAAACTTAATTACAAAAACAAGCATTGCATCGTTTGGTATGAACTATCAAAATTGCTGTAATATGGTGTTTACATCGTACGATTTTAAATTTGAAGCATTTTATCAAGCTGTTAGGCGTTCATATCGTTTTGGGCAAAAGAATAAAGTAAAAGTTCATATTTTAGTGCCCGAAAGTCAATCAAATGTTAGGGCTACAATTTTAGAAAAACAAAAAAAACACTTAAAAAAATCTAAAGAAATGGCTAAATATAGTGGATTACAAGATTATAAAAAAGAAATTGATTTAATAAAAGAAAAAAAACAAATTATTACTGAAGAGTATCAAATATACTTAGATGATACTTTTGTAAAAGTAAAAGATTTAAAAGATGAAAGCGTTGATTATTCCTTATTTTCGCCACCTTTTAAAGATTTATATACTTATTCAGACGACCCAAGTGATTTAAGTAATGTAGGAAGTGATAAAGAGTTCTATAATCATTTTTCTTATTTAGTTCCTGAGCTGTTAAGGGTTACTAAACCTGGAAGATTACTATCTATGCATATAATGCAAGGTACTACTTCAATTGGTAAAGATGGATTTTATTCTATTGTTGATTTTAGGGGCGAATTAATAAGATTATTTCAATCCTTTGGTTGGATTTTTCATGCTGAAAAAATGATTAGAAAAAGTCCGCAACTTGCAGCAGTAAGAACAAAAAACCATCAATTATTACATAAATCAACAAAAAAAGATAGTACAATTTCAAGACCAGGATTAGCCGATTATATTATTACTTTTAGAAAACCTGGAATTAATAAAGTTCCAGTTGTTAATGATATAAATTTTGATGACTGGTGCAAAATAGCCGAGCCATGCGAATTTGATGACAGTATCAATATTGAAGTGTTAAGAAAAATAAGCGATCCATTATGGGTAGATATTGAAGAGGGAGATACTATAAGTAATTTTAGAAAGGGAAAATCAGAAAAGGATGAAAAACACATGACACCAACACAACTAAGTGTTATTAGAAATTGTATATTACTTTGGAGTAATAAAAATGATGTAGTTTTTGACCCATTTGGGGGAGTTGGTTCAATAGGCTATCAAGCATTAACAATGGGTAGAAAATCAATATCGATTGAATTAAAGGAAAGTTACTTCAAAATAAATGAACAGAATCACAGAAACGCATTAATTAAAACCAGCCAATTAACTTTATTTTAAATTATGGAAGCAAAAGACTTAAAGAACTTGACAAAAGATTGTCAAAGGGTAATTAAAGAACACTTAAAAAAAGAAAAAATGAGTGTAAACGCCTTAGCGAAATCGGCTAAGGTACACCCTACCCAGTTGCATTTATTCATTAAAGGCGAAAGGGGTTTAAATTTAACAACGATGCAGAAGTTAGCGGATGTTATAAGTGAAGCATAACGAATACAGTAATAACTGTGTAGCGTAGCGGAATTGTTATTAATGCTGTGTTATGCGTATTTTAAAACAATTAATCAGGTCATCTCACAAGGTGGTAAATCTCGGATATTACGTGGCGTCTGAGTGCCTGATTTTTAAATAAATAAATTATGAAACCAAAAGAAAAAGCAGAAGCAATAGTAAATAAGATGTTTGTTAAACTTGGCGGTAAATTTGGGGATAAAAACTGGGAACCTATTGTTTGGCAAAACACTTTAATTTATGATAATGCTAAAAAGGTTTGTGATGAAATGGTAACAGAAATACTAACAAGTTTTGTAATAAACTTAACAGATTATCAAACAGATTTTTGGATAGAAGTGCAAAAAGAAATAGAAAAGTTATGAAAGAAATAAAAAGTATAAGTATAGTTTGTTCTACTGGAGCAGAAACCTATACCGTTGGTGTGAAAAAAATAGATAGAATTGATGAACAAGTTATACAAATAAGTGATTCAGAACGTGCTTCATTTTATGTAGCCTTAGATAAAAATGGCAATGAATTAGTAAGGATTAGTCTTTCTTGCCCAATTGTAATTAGTAGAATTTGAGAAATTATGGAAAATAGCTTAAAAGAAGTAATGCACAATATTAAAATCATAATCTTACAAAGGGTATTCAGGAAGAACAACGCACTGTTTTATTTTGAGTACCCTAATAAGGCAACGAACTTAGATACTGGCAAGGAATTTACCAACGATAAAATATATCAATCGTTTAAAGATAACAGCTTATTACCCCCAAACTGCGTAGAAGCCGAGCGGGAATATCTGCAAAATGAAGAATATTACGAAAAAATATTGTTAAAATATCTTAATACTATTGTATAGTTAAATTTAATTTGTAGATTTGTGAAACAATTAAAAACAATGATATGAAAAAAGTAGTAGATTACAGAATTAAAGAAAGTCATATTGACTACCCATTATTTAAGGCAATATTTGAAAGCGAGTTGCAAGGCTCAGGATTTAGGGACGCAAGTGCAAATACTTTTGAAGAGGAAAAAGAATTGATGTGTAAAGAAACAAGGTTCAAAAGTTGGAACAATGAAGATGCTCGGCTTTATTGGGTTAACCTTTTAAGGATGTGTAATTGGTTTAATGACAATAGCGAAGAATTAGACGTATTTATTTATAAAATACACGATGGCGAGTTGGACGATGACCGTTATAGATTTGCAGACTATTGGATTGGGTTCAAATGCAAAAGTTAATTTATCTGTTAATACTCCCAACACTAGCCTTTGCACCGCCTAACAATGTTGAAATAAAGCAAAGTTTTGATTATGCCGAACACATAAGGCGCAAATTAAATTGTATTTTGGAACTCGAGGACGGGAGCAACTACTGGGAATTTAAAAATAAAACAAAAAGTAAAGAATTATTAATTAAAAAATATTTAGGGAAATGATAGGAAATTTAATATTATGGATTAAAGAAATAGTAAAACAAGAATTTTTTTGCATACATAAATATGAAAACATAAACCGTAAAGATTTACATGGTAAAAGTTTTTTACAATGTAATAAATGTGGTAAAATTATTAATTAAAAAATATTTAGAGAGATGGAAATAAAAGACTTAAAACAGCCATACAAAGAAAATAGCAAAAGAT